TTTGTTGATTGCTTCAAAAACATCTTAATTCCTCATTTGTCTGTATGTGTTCATTGATATTGCAGCTATTGGTGTCGAACTGCCCGATGAATACTCAATAACTAATTGAGCGGCCTCGCTAGCACTTGAATAGTCGTATTGCCTTGCATTCCAGCCATATTGTCCAGCATAACTAAATGTGTTTGTCACAACGGCTAACATCATTGCATTGCCACTTGACCAACCTGAACGGTTTACAATCTCTTGTATGATGGTTTTAATATCTGAGCTTGTCTGTTGCCCAAATCCTACCGAACTTGACCAACTGACATTTGCGGAAGTGAAATTACTCGCTGCTAAATCGCTGCCTGCTGAAGGTGCCGCCGCATTATCTGCATCGATGCCATGGATTACTAACGGAGTAGACTGGTAGCCTGATTTGTATGGCTTGAAATATGCCGAAGCGATTGTCGCACCTTGAGCGACAGTGATATTTTGGAATCTAAAAAAACCTAAATAGTGTGTGAAATAATTCGGCCAACTCTCGTTGTCTTGGCTTCCAACTGTAACGCTACTACCGCTATTGCTCGGGCTGCCCCAACCAGATGTCGGAATTGTTGACGATGACGTAGCCTTGCTCACGTATCCGTCATCAGCGCTCGCAGATACTGTAAACGTAGTGGTAGTTGTACTCATTCGCCTTCCTCTTCCAAATCTTGCAAACCCTGGAAAGATGCTAGGTATTGAGCGGAACAGTGCTTACACACAACTATTGCAGGGTAAAGAACGTAATCACCATCTTCGTCTAGCTTACCATCAACCTTAGCCTCTATGTACTCTTTTTCCATAGAGATGGCCCTTTCAAAGTTCTCACGCCCACAAATCTCGCAATCCCAGCGGAAAGCGTGGTGTAATACAGCTACTACGTCTTCCATTCCACTCATAATCAGTCCCTCCCAGGTATCCTACTATTCTACTCCATAGGGTCGAAAAATGCATTCGCTAGTTTCGGTAGCTATATGTATAGATACACGCGCGGGGGTGGGGGGTTTGGTTCATATATACCGCGTACGCGCGCGTTGAAAACCTCGCTTCCTTTTATACTGGCCATACCACAAACCGAACATAAGAGACATTGTCGGACGTTACCAGCTCCGGCTGCGGGTCGCTCGCTCCGGATCAGGAACCGGCTCCGGCCGTGCGTTGCTTGTGCCTGGACAACAGTAGGTGCCTTAGACGTAGCCAAGGACTGAGCGTTTGTCCTTGGATACGTGGCTACGTGGCTAGCCATAGCCCGTGCGCTGTGCGTGCGTGCGTGCGTACGTGCGTAAACTCTGCACCAACAACCACAACAAACGCTAAATAGACAAATGGATATTGGCTTTAATTGCCGATAACAATAGAATGAGGACGTAACAAACGTAACAACGCATAACATAAAGGAAACAACACAATGCGTGAATCATTTACATGGATCAGTACCATTTACCAACAGGCTCCGGAGCCTGTCAAATTTATTATCTTTCAATCGTACCTAGAATCGTTGGATTTATTCCAAGTGGAGGCGCTGCTGGTGGAAGTACTGGAGCGTATACAGGACGACGAAAGCGCGGCCGATACTATGCCGATTCTATGGCAGTCAGATTATATAAAGATAGTCATTGAGGATATTGGCCAATTAGCCATTGAATACGGATCAGGAATTACTGTCAGACAAGCAATCGTTGATGACGTCCTACAGCCTGAGGCCTGCTCGGCGATATCCACGGGCGTACAGTATGCACTGTTTCACGATGCGGACATGATCCCCGCGCCGGTTCATTACGGTTCAGGAGTGAATCCCCCCGAATCCGTTAACTAGTCTATTCCATGGTGATCCGTGCTGCGGCTCCGTGGCGCGGTCACCGTGGAAGTTAAAAATTTAACTTCCAAGAGGTAACCAAATGAAAGTATTACAAGAGATCCAGAAGTTCAAGCGCGGGAGCGTAGGCGTAAGCCTCTTGCCTGCTGGTCATGCCGGAGCCTGCGCAGGCTGTAAAGTTAGGGACTGCTACGTACTAACACTGTACAAGCACCGCCAATACATAAAGCAAGCGCACAACAAGCGGTTAAAGGTGTTAGACGTAGCCGCCACATTGGACGCTGCAAGGCTTGAACTAGAACAGTTGATCCTATGCGGTTACGATATCCCGTGGCTACGGATAAACCCGTTAGGCGCAAGCCCAACAGTTGAATACTTGAACCAGGACAACAGACGAAGCCGGTATTATTCAGCCGCCCGTAAGCTTTTGACCGTTGCCAATGACGCTGGCATTCCGGTTCATTGGCCTGTACAAGGTAAAGCGAAAGCACGTCAACACCGTCAACAACTAGGCGATCTATGCGTCATACGTGAAAGCATGCCACCACTACATGACGTTGAGACATTCAACGGGAACAGCACTGTCAGGCGTACAAGTGGTGCCCGTGCCGTAATTGTCGGCAAAAAGGGTCAAGGCAATAAAAATAATTTGGCCGCTGCAGAACAAGTCGCGCAACGTCTAAGGGATAACGGGAACACTGTCAGCGTATGTAGTGCAACCCGTGAAGCCTTCGCCGTTGCCAGTGAACGCCCAAGGCGCAAGAAACGACAATCTGAGTTGTGCGGCTCTTGCACTGACTGCGCTGATCCGTCCGTTGATGTTGTCGTTTATCCATGGCATGCATAATTGATATTGATTTGTTCCTGGATAACAGATAATATGACAATTCAAGCAAACACCAGCCCTACGGGGCTGGTATCTTTATTTCGCCAAACTCAAGGAGAATTGAAATGGCAAAGACTTTGGTGCTTCACGCACAACCACAACAACCAACTACCAGCAACCACAACAACTTGCGGGAAGTCATGGAAACTATCGCTTGGGATACCACTGCACCGTTTGAGTTCATTCAACCGGTAATGTGGACTCCAACAGTCTATGAAGGCTACTCGGTATGCATCATTGGTGATGAGATCGCTGGATGGAACCCTGAAGGCATTTTCATCAACAATACTGCTTCACTGTTCCGGTATGAGAGCTTTGGCCAATACGCCGCCGCTATCAATAGCATTTGGGATCAAGAAGCTCATACGGGAGCAGATAAGAGTATCACTGCCGAAGAAGCTAAAGCATTGGAGTTCAACAGGATCATTGGTGATGTAGCCATTGTCCAACTCAGCAATGACACTGAAGAGTTAATGGACTTGGATCAGGACATCATCAACCACTTCACTGTGTTGTGGAATGCAATGATTGCTGATCTGGCAGGTTTCCCAACTTCTGAAGGACATATCGACCGTCTAGCAAAGTCTGTTGTGGATTCAATCGAATCAGTACAAGGACAAATTAATGCGGAACAGCGAACTGTTTAGTTGGCTTTGTGTGGCAGGGTTTATAGCCCTGCCACTTTTTTTTAACCTGCTCATTACAAGGAGAAAAGAATGAGTGAATACTTTGACTTACTAAGTTACCTACAGAAGACGGGAATGCATAACTCGTATGAGTTTCCCGAGATCCTGATGGCGCATTTTGATTTAACTAAACAAGAAGCAAGAGATGTTTTTAAGGCATGGTGTAGAGCCATAACAGAAGGAGAATTAGTATGAATACTTTGCATGAATTAAGTGAATGGGATTGGGAATCTGAGGACAATGAGGGTCTACTGCAAGTAGCCACCAATCAGCTTGGGATCGAACAGCTCAAACATCTGGTTGAAGCCATCAGGCAGCTCAGAGAACTTAAAAAGGCCGCAAACCCTTACTACACCCGTGATGAGACCGACAAGGACTTAGAAGAGTTCATGGAGGCCGCTGATCAAGCCATACATCATTGGGTTTGGAATTGGGAGGTCTATATGGAAATCGAAGAAGTCAATCGATACTCCACTAAGGTTGAAGCTCGGACTCTTGCTGATGCTAGGACAATTGCCTACAGCGAATATCAGGATGAAAATGTTACGGAAGAGATGAATGTCTACTCCGAAGGCAAGGCATCCAATGAGATCGACTGGAACATCGAACGGATCGAAGAGTAACTATTCATTAACCAACCTGCTGGTCGCAAGGCCAGCAGGTATTTTTTTGTACCTGGAGGACAGATATGTCAACTGAAAAAGATAAGCCGGAACAGGACGGTGAAGAGCCGTCGATCTCATTCTTGGATGCCATGATCAATGGTTTCATTAGCTTCCAACAACTACCAGAGGGGACATTCCTTGGTACTGATGGCAAAGTACATGAATTCCCCAAGGAGATTGAAGATGACGTGTAAGTTTAGGTTATTCCGACTAACACAGCAGTTTGTCAGTGAGCGGGAAGCCAAGGGGCTTCCCGTTCCTGAGGACTTTGTTGTGGGTAAGTGGGAGATCGAAGTGGTCTGGCCTGACGACACCATTGATTATGTCGGATCGTATAAGACTAGAAAGGAAGCTCAGCAAGACCTGAATGGTTTCAGGAAAGATTACAACTGGGCTTCAAGATTACTATTCAGAAAGGTAAAAATCTGATGAAAAAGGAAGAACACAGTTACGACTACATGAAGAGACTCAGTAGTTGGAATATTAGCGTAGGTGGATTAGGAGGTTCCGAACTTGCAAGGCGAAATGCAAAGAATGCAATCGAAGGCAAGTCTCTTAAAGACTGCATCATGATCCTTGTGAAGGCTTGTAAGCAATACGTACGTGATGCTGAAGTCGATTATGCGGATCATGATAAGGAACATTACTACAACGATTACTTTGGCTATTTCAAATGCCCCAATGACGGCAAGAATGAGATAGAGTTCTGGCAATCCACTCAGGAGCTTGTTGTGGCAGCCGAGATCGTTGAGAAGGCTCACCTATGGTGCCTGCGTGCAGAGAACCACAACAGGAAGCTTGTGGAGTTCGTCAGGGATTTAGGACACCAAAGTCACAATGGTGACTGGCTTCCACCCGCATCCACTTGGGGAGAGGATTGTCAGCCAAATTACGAATTGTGCTACTCGCATTTAGCCGAGATTTGTCATAAAGCTAAAGAACTGACGGAGAATGAAGATGAAAGTTAAAGACGCAATTAATTACTTAAACCAGCTACCTCCAGAGGATCACATTGTGATCGCATGGTGGGAGATGGATATGTTCTACGATCCTGATCCAGAAAGAACACGGTTTGACCCACCTGTCACCAAGGCCGAGTGGGAAGACGTGGTTCATATAGGAGATGACATGGACTGGAGCATGACGCACGAATCGTTATTGAGCGTTATGGACATGGAAATTGAAGATAACAGAAAAAGGGAAAGCAATGAAACCAATTAAAACCTTAGACGAATTAAAGAAACTAGCCGGATCGTGGGCAGGACTGCATCACGAGTTTATAGACGGCGATGGTTGTGAATGCTTTATAGTACTCAATGGGTTTGCCAGATCGTCCAAGACGATCTGGTACTTCCCTGAGGGGCAACCAGCGTCTGATTGGCAGGACACCGAAGTGGCCAGCGTAGATGGCTTCCTTGAGCCTAGTGAGCTTAAGGGGGTCACTGTGAAGTGGATGATCTACCATGACATCTCGGAAGCGTATGTGGAGTACGTGGATGATGAAGCACTACTGCTTCACACATTGATCGCTCAAGCATTGGAAAATGATGCCTTGTATGAATATGTATTCGACTACGAATCGGCCAAGGAGGAATTTGAGAAAATGAATGAAAGGAATTCAGAATGAGTTACATCGAAAAAATAGAAGATAGCAGTATCGTCAGGATCAGGCATGATATCCGTGACGCATTTTCGATCTTGAATGCTGATCCGTATCAGGATTCAACTAAAAAGGAATTGGAGGCAGCTATTCACAACAAACTGTGGATGTTCGATCACATCAGCCTAAGAAAAGATGATGAACGTCAGACCCGTGAGCTGGTAGAATTTATTGCTAAGCAGGAAATAAGGTACTTACAACTTGAATTCTACAGGGATTGGAAACGTGAGCAGGAACGTAGCAGTGAATCTGACCAAGGAGGAATACTTTAGAATACGAGAACAGATCAAGTCTGGGATCGACGGTACGGGCAGCTCTGAAAGGGCTGTCCGTATTTTAATGCGCTGGGAAGCCGATTTCAGGAAGCATCTAGAGCTTCAAACCAAAGTGTCCAATCGCAAAATAACTAAGCAAACTTACCTAAGCAAAGTCGGCTACATCCTTCACCTCAAAGAGAAGGGCTGCTCTCCTGGTTCAATCGCCAATGTGATGAATGAGCTGCGTACCAGATCATCCACGAATAAAAAGTGGACTGCTGGATCGGTGCGATCTGTACTCAACAGATACACAACACAACAGCTACCAGACGACTTTGACCCCCAAAAATGGATCGAAGAAGCCCGTGTCAGAGCATCTGCTTTAAGGCAACGTGAAATAGAAAACCTTAAAAAAACAATTACGGCTAAAATTGGGCTTGACGGATAAATATGGTTTATGCATATTTATAATGTTCTTTAACTAAGACGACTTCTACTTGATTCTTGCGAGCCCTTAAGGGGGCTCGCTAAATACAACTACTACAACTACTACAGCTAGTTGGGAAAGGAAGGTTCTATGGATATCTTTGATCCAGATAAGATAACTATCTCTGAAGCCGCAAAGCTTCTACACAAAACGCCACAGTCGATCCGTAACTGGGTCAACAAAGGCTTGGAAGCCAGAAAGATTGGCAAGACTTGGATGACTACCAAATCAGCTCTTGAAGATTACATCAACAAGAATGAGGTGTCACCGAATGAGTAAGCACTTAGCGGCAATTTCAAACTACGAAATGGAAGAGTATGACAAAGCTAAGCTTCGTGCACTTGTTCTCGGTTACTTCTATCGATATGCTGCCGACACATGGTACGCAGTTGACGTAGAGCGTAACTTTGAAATCGAACTGAAAGTAAAACCCTATGTATTCGTTGGTAAGATAGATACGCTGATCACGGACGATAATCATGGTCTGGTTATGTTGGAACATAAGACGACCGTGCATGATCTGGGAGATCTGAATAAGCCATACTTCAAGAAGCTGGCTTATGACTTACAGCTGTCTGCTTACCACATGGCTCAGCTCTTCATGGAGGAAGAGCTAGAGCAAACTATATACGATGTTGTTCACAAACCAAGGATTCGTCCGAGGAAGCTGAAGAAAGCGGATATAGAACAGCTACAGGTTGGTCACTATTGCGACCTTATGTTGAAAATCCCTATACCAGCAGTAGATGTTGGTGATGTGGAAACGCCTGGTCTGTTTGAGACACGTTTGTTCTCGGAGATACTTGCTGACCCAGATAAATACTATCTTCGTCACGGGAATCTTCGTCGTACCACTGCTCAATGTGAGCAAACCTACTTGACGTTAAACACAATCGCTGATCACATCAGAGATGCCCGTTTGAACGGTAGCTGGTACCAGAACAGCAGTGCGTGCTCAAAGTTCAATACGCCATGTGAATACATTAACATTTGCTGCGGTACATCCAGACCTGATGACGGATCTTGGAGGGAACGAAAAGGTTCTGACCTGTCTGGTGAATTTAACTTAAGTACATCCGGCATACACACCTTCATGGAGTGTCGTCGAAAGTACTACTACCGATACGTCGAACGTATCGAAAGAGATCGTGAAGAGCAACCGTTAGCTCTCACATTTGGCTCTGCATTTCATGAGTGCCTAGAGTCATTTTGGAACTCCACTAAAAAGGAAGAAGTTCATGAACAAAGTATCAGCTAATGCTATTGGAAGCATTCTGACCAAGGTAAAGGCTAAAGCCGAAAAGCTGCCTTACCGAATCGTTATTTACGGTCGTGAAGGCGTGGGGAAGACATCTTTCCCTGCTGAAATGACCAAACCTCTGTACCTAATGAGCCGCAATGAGACTGGTCTTGAGACCCTTATCTCAAGTGGGCAGTTAGGTGAAACCAGCCATCTCCCTGCATTCGACACATGGTCGGAGTTCATGGGAGCTCTGGATGAACTGGCATCAGCAGATCATGATTTCAAGACAGTTGTTATTGATTGCCTAAATGGCTTTGAAGAGCTGTGTCTGGAGCATGTGTTGCAAACACAGTTCAATGGTGACCATGCCAGTTTCATGGCATACCACCGTGGATACGCCGCCTGTGCGAACGTATTCAAGGAACTGACTATTAAACTTGATCGATTGCGTATCGAAAAGGGGATGACCATCGTGTGTCTCGCACACAGTCGTCTGGCTAAAGAACGCAACCCCCTTGGCGAAGACTACCAGTCTTACAAGATCGATCTTCACAAGGACAACAGTGATGTCATCCGACAGTGGGCTGACGCAGTGCTGTTTTTCAATTTTTTCACCACTGTCGATTCAAGCGGTAAGGCAAAAGGAGGCAAGAAGCGTGTCGCCTACTGCGAACCTGAAGCTGGGTTTGAGGCCAAGAACAGAATGGGCCTGCCAGCATCTTTCGATTTGGGTTCCTCATCGTCTGAGGGATTCCGTAATTTTGTAAAACTATTTTCAAAGGAAGCGTAGTACATGTTACTAGGTAAATACGAATGTGAGATTGCGGGCCACCGACTCACAGTTTCCAGCAATGGAAATCATCAGGTGGAATTTGACCTCAACGTGCTCTTCAAACTGAATGCCGATGGCACCAGAGAAGCCGTTGAAGGTGGAGTAAGACGGAAGAAGTGGATGACGCTTACCGAAAAAACGATTGACCGTTTTGCTGAGGATCTGGCCTTCATAGGCTTCACAGGAAGCCCTGGACAGCTAGACCCTTCACATGCTAATCATGTGAGCTTGATTGGAAAAATTTCTCCTTGGTTTTCCAGCAAGTCGAACTACAACGGCAAGGATCGTGAAGAGTGGAATGTGGATCGACCACGGGCAGCGCAGGCTCCCAAGCCAATCGATCAGCATACCCTAATGGAAGCGGATGCCCTCTGGGGGGACAAATTTGAGGCCTCTCAGACTTCTTATGGTGGATCGCAGGGGACAGCCCCTCCGTCTGATACCGGCGAAGCACCATTCTAGGTATTTCCGTCTTACCGAAAGCACTGGGAGTTAGCGCTCCCAGTGCTTTTTTTTGCAAGGAGAAAATATGTTATCTGAATTAGACAAAGCAATCGTCGTTAACACCTTTAGGGGAAGAGAGGATATCTGTGCCCATGACTTCAGGCCGATGGATAAGGAAATTACGATTGAAGATTATCGAACTTTACACCTTACTGGGAATACTTGTGTTGGTTTTTATGTCATGCGGAAGGACAACACAGTACATTGCAGCTGCGTTGATTTTGACAACCATGATGATGACCCCAATCCTCAATGGCGTGAGGATGCTCAGGCGGTCTTCAACTTCTTAGAGCAGGAAGGATACACACCGACAGCCGAAGTGTCGTCTAGCGGCTCAGGAGCTCACATATGGCTGTTCTTTGAGGACCCTATACCGGCATGGCTTATCAGGAAGTTCTGGAAGGGGGTTGCCGAAAAGGTAGGTCAGAAGTTCAAGGAGATCTACCCTAGACAGGATAAACTGTCTGGTAAGGGGTTGGGGAACCTCGTCCGACTACCTTACTGGAACAAGAGTAGGTTCGTAGATGTCAATGAGTCGTGGGAAGAGCTTGAACGATTCACACCAAGTTGGACTTACCGAAGTGAGATAGAAGCTTCCTGTGTCCGGTTCGGCACCTCTCTGGTGCCGCCCTCTGAGGATGAATACGGCCTTCCAGGTGAGATCGCAAGCATGATCAAGAACCAGGAAAGTCGTTTGTACAGGAAATGGCACAGGATGTTTGATGACTCGTTTGACGGGGACAGATCAACCAGTGCCAGTGTATTCTACATAGCGTGCGAGCTGGTCTACCAGCGAGTGCACACCGATGTCATCAAGAGCACCTTAAGGCACTGGTGCGAGAAAGAGGGATACGAAAAAGGTGGCAATGATGTTTGGCTTAGTACTGTTATTAACAATGCTTACGATAGTGTACGTAATCGACTCAGTAGCGAAAGCGAACAATCGTCAGAGACCGTGGTAGATTGTGCCAACGTATTCCTTAAAAGTGTCGGTGCTAACCATTACTTCGGCAGCGGTATCTCTGCTGTTGACTACTCTATTGATGGAGTGGGGCCAGGGGAAGTGGCGATCATTGCAGCTCGCCCTGGACATGGTAAGTCAGCACTAGCTTTACAGTGGCTGATCTATCAGGCCCAAAACAATGTGAATTGCTTAATGCTTAACGCTGAAATGTCAGCAAGGGAAATCGGCAGGAGGGTTGTTATGAATGGCTTTCCTGAAGATGAACAATACTGGGAGGAAAATAAGAATGAGATCATGGCGAAGATTGAGGATTACTGGAAAGATAAGGGGAAGCTCTTTTACAGACCAGTTGGAAGCATTGAAGATGTTGAGACTAATATCAAGTCCTACGTCGAAAACAATGGTGTCCAGCTGGTTGCTGTCGACTATCTCCAACTTCTACGATCATCAACCTCAAGCGGAAGATATGAAACTGTTACAGAAATTTCTCAACGGATCAAAGGCTGTGCCCGAGATTACAACATCGGAATTCTGGCACTTTGCCAAGTTTCCCGAGAGGTGGAGAAGAGGGATAATGTAGAATTTCAAGGGTCAGACCTAAGGGAATCAGGACAGTTGGAGCAGGATGCCGACCTAATACTGTTCGGTTGGAATTATGGTAAAGACAATAATTCCGACAATCCCCGCAGATACGATGTGCACATTGCCAAAAGACGTAACGGGCCCATCAAGAAGCAGAAGCTTCACCTGCGATTTGAATCTTCGGAGCAACGGTTTTATTGATGCGAAATGGATCATACGTAAAAGCCGCCTTAAAAGAATGGTATCTGAAAGTAGATACTGATGACCCATTAGAAAACTGGGCCATTGAATACCTTAGATGGGAGCTCCCTGAAGCCATTGAGATCATGGACGAACGGATTCGTCGGGTCTCAGCACAGATCAGGGAGTCATGGACTGAAGAAGAAACCTGTAGGCGTTATGTCGGCAGGGCAACTTACGAGGCATGTGTCCCCGTAATAAAAACACTTTTTGAAAGCGCAGCTATGAGCGCGGAGGAAATTTATGACCAACAGTAGAAGGAAAGGTGCCAGGGGTGAATTAGCTGCTGCTAAGGAACTTACCAGGCTCTTTGGATGCCAAGCCAGGAGATCACAGCAATATTGTGGCGTTGCTGGTGATGCGGATCTGATCACCAACATGCCTGGGTTGCATTTTGAGATAAAGACTGTGGAGCGTTTACAGCTCCACAAAGCTTTAGAGCAAGCCGAAAGCGACAAGAATTACCATGATCGACAGATCGTGATCTACAAAAAGAACCACAAGAAGTTTGTGGCAATCATGTACTTAGACGATTTAGGAGATATCAGTGAGCGAATCACAGAATTCAGTAAACGAAACCCTATTCAAGATGGGCAGGCCGACTAAGCCAGTTCATTATGCCTACGAAATTGAACCGTGGGATGTCATACGAGACTGGAACCTAGACTTCTGGGAAGGCAATGCAATCAAATACATTTGCCGAGCTGGGGGTAAAGATGGTAATTCCAGAGCTCAGGACATCAGGAAAGCAATAGAAAACCTCAAAGAGGTTTACCAACAATGTGTGGAGGACGAAGTAAATGGATGATTGTAATACTTGTGCTGGAACAGGAGAGGGGTTGTATGGTCCTATAGGTTCTGGCGTATGCCTTTCCTGCAAAGGAAGGGGAACTGAACCTAGTGAAGACGACATACAAGAATATGAAGAACACATGGAAATGATGTTGAATATGATGAGGGATGAAGGTAATGGATACGAGAGATAAGTTATCTGAAATTGACGAAGAGATTATTTGTGCTGATGGATTTGATGATTGCATCATAGGTGTTGCCGAGGGGGCCAGCATTCAAATGCTGGCCGTCTACGACACTGACAAGGTGATAGAAAAGCTGGCAGAATCCATGAGCGAACAAGAGGCTCGTGAGTATTTTAATTTCAATATCATAGCTGCTTACGTAGGTGAGCGAACACCAATATTTGTAACGAGGTTATTTGACGATGAACAATCGGAAGAAGTTCCTGACTCACCTGAGGGAAAGTCGTAAAGCCGTGTGGAAAGTAGCTGAGGCCCTGTTTGATCAGGGCTTCAGCCCAACGGTTAACTGCTCTGGGGAAATGCCTGAGGGCGGGAACAGGAATGATTATGTGGATGATGGCGACCTGCACATCAACCTTAAGATCGAAGTTAAGCACCGCAAGAAGATCACCTGGACTTCCAGGGACGACTTCCCCTACCCCGATTTATTCGTATGCGCCAAGAGAAGCTTCGACTTCTCATTCCCTAAGCCTTATGCATACATCAATCTCAATGATTCGATGACACATGTAGCCATAATTTATTCCTCAACCAGGCCCCATTGGGAGGAATTCAGCATGCCAGATAAGCGTTATGGGGAAGGATATGTGCAAAGATCATACCGAGTAGGAACTGAACACGTAGTATTTAGGCCTGTTTCCGACGACTTTCTTGATCTTTAACCCAGTTGTAGAGCTTCTCAATCTCTTCTACAGTAGCGTCATTCTTCAAGTGGTTCGCCCTGAAGCTTATCACACTAACATTTTCTTTAGTGTACCCCTTAGAACTGTCAAACCTATCAAGAGATGGGTGGTGGTTAGCGTCCCTCTTGTCTAGTGGAATGCCTAGTACAGGGCAGTGACTAGGTATAGTCACATCCTCTATACCGATGTCAAAAAATATATTGTTCTTTTTGCAGCGTGATTTTATTTGAGAGATCATTCTTTTCTCTGGATTATCTCTAGCCCAGTTTCGTTTAGCACGGACGCTAAGTACATTTCCTCTAGTCTCCCTTACTCTGCTGTAAGGCCATTCCTTAAACTCAGTTTTTTGTGCTAGCTCTCTAGATCCAATATTTCCGTACTTTTCTAAAGCCTCACGCATTATCTGCACGTAAGGCTTTTTCATTTCTTTTTCACCCACCAAAACAATATGTGCTTTACCATCCCAGCCATACCAGTCTCCTGGTATCCGGCATCCTCCAAGACACTCTTCAGTAGGCAAGCCACTTCAGTGCTGCTGGTGCGGATCATGGCTCTTTTACGGGTCTTCGGTATGATGTATCTAATTCTCATGTTTTCATCAGAGATAGTACGACCGTCACTAAAGCCCCCAGGGCTGCACCTAACGCAGTCTTGAATGCCCAGCTGGTCGCTTGACTCTGCTCCTTAACTTCATGTTCTACGTGATAGAGCCGAGCTTCAAGGCTCGGCTTGCCGTTCCCCTGAAACAGACGGTTCAATGGTTGTAGTTCAGTCTGGATAGTCTGCTGCAAATTATCTACACGACTCTCTAGCTTAACTAAATCACGGCTGACTTTTTGCAGCTCTTTGACTACCTCTTCAGACATCTCTACTCTCGTTTCTTATCTGGATTAACACTGGAGATGCTGTCAGCAACAATAAGTCCAGTCACTGTAATGACTAGATTGCTAACGGCCTCTTCAGTAATCCCATACTGTTCCAGGTTAAAAAAATTCCAAGCTGCCATGAACAAAATCGTGAGCAAGCCAGATACTACTCTCTTGGACTTCAATGACTGCAAGAAGTCCAACATTACTGCTTTTATGTTTTCCATATCAACCTCCAAATATTCCTGATTTGAATGCGGCAAAACCGCCCATTACCAAACCTATCAGTATTACAAGCCACTTCAAACGAGTCCCCTTAGCCTTAAGGAGCTCTGTTTTCTGGGCTGTTTTATCAAGCTTATAGTCCCTTTTGTCCTCTTTACGCTCCCCACGGGCAACGTATTTAGGCTCATAACCATGAGCTATAGCTTCGGTTGTGTTCTCGGAATCATCGTAATAACCCTTCCGATCATACCGCCTTCTCTTCATTTTACCTGCCATCGTCGGTGTACCTTCTTAAAATTGTCCTCTTTCGGTTCCTATCTTTTGATGTTTTAGAGGCATCAAGTATCCCTTCAACAATTTTAGGGCTAAATACAGGTTTTCTGGAAGACTTATTAATGAATGCTTTGATGTCCTCCGCACCCATATTCCATTGCCTTAACGTGGCTTCTATCTTCGACAGGCTCATCCCCATCTTCCTAGCAGCGTAAACTACCTGGGCCATGTCACGGTAGAGAACTTCGTTTTCCTTTCTGAAATCTTCCATATCTGCTTTGAATTTAGCCGAGCTCTCGCTAAATCCAGATCTCCGAAGTTCAGTCTTTATTTCCTGGTACCTTCTCTTGAACTCCATAGCCTTGAATGTAAGCTTCTTCTCAGGTTCCATGCGGTTGATTTCAGTACCAATCATCCATCTAGTAGCTACACCAAATGGACTTCTAATAACCCCAGTTCTAGATTCTTCACCGCTTAGTGCTTCCTGAGCTCTCCTCATTTCACTAACAAAACCAGGGATCAGGGGTCCTCTTAAGTCTCGCCCAATAGTTAGATGCTGTACCGCCTTGGCTGTGACTTCAAGCGGATTATCGAATACACTCCATACTTGCGGGGCCATCTCCGGCTTTCCTGTACGCCAAAACACATCTACCAATCTATCGGTATACACATCGGTATCAAGAAACGGTTCAGTTGCAGTTGCAAAAGATGCTCCCAAACCAGCTATTATTCCCTTGTCAGAAAACTCATTGTAACCCTCAAAGAATATGTCTCCATACATCAGTGAAGGGATCAATGCTGTAGCGTCAAAGAATTCAGGCGAATTGTTTCCAAACTTAAATGGAATTATTGTATGGCCTTTTTGCCAGTCGTTAAGCATCGACCTGTAAGCTTCAAACTCGTCGTCGTCATCGTAGAAAATTGGTATGATCATTCTGCCGAGAGCAGCTAAACCAACATCTCCAAGCAAGGCAAGAATCACTCTTTTTATACCAAGATTTTTAATGTATTTATTGTCACTCTGAATTTCTTCCATTGCATTGGCGTACCGGCCAATAGTTGATTGGACATAACTAGCTGTCCAACCAGCAAAGGAACCGATGATAGGTATCGAACCGATAGCCTTCAATCCGATGGGAACTCGGCTGTAAGTAGTAGTGATATCAAGGGTTTTGTTTACAGCCTTCTGGATGATAAATTCCTGTTTAGCCCTGATCTCTTCTTCGGTAGCGCCTTCATGTCGCATAGCACGTTCCAGGTGCTGCTTCTCAGTTAAATACCCCATGACCTTAGCAACATCATCACCAATTCTGTAAGCAGCTGCCAAAGATCTAGTTGTTTTATTGTCGGTTAGAGCCTTCCACCAGTAGTTGACACTCAACTTAGTTTGTTTCTCAGCAACCTTCCTACCAGCACCTTCCTTCCAGTTTGATTTCTGCAATTCCCACCATGACTTAACGCTAGGGTTCTCCCTGAACTTCTCCCTGGCTTCACGGCTTGAGAACAAGCTTTCACCGTTGAAAGTTTCTTTTGTTAAAGCCCTTATGTTTTCCTCTTCAAGGCTCCATTTGTCATTGGACAAGAGCCCAAGCTCAGTCAAATTAGTAACAAGATCCTGGAAAGATTCTGTTTCTTCATGCCATTTAGCCTTGGCCTTTCCGTACTTAACCCTTTTTCCTGGCTGGAACACTAAATTCATTAATCCGTTAGAGTCCTGGACCATGTCGTAGAAATGCATTGCTTCCTTCACCAGGTGAATTCCTGGATTTACCAGCATGCGTATTTTTGACGGCTTGTAACTATCATTAGCCATCCATGACATTATGAATCCCTTAAGGGCATTTCCCATTGAGAAATGCCCATTAAACATTGCTGTAATCATTGCCTCCACAGGGTTTCGACCAGCTGTTTTAGGGTTGAATATGGTGAGAGTCGCCTTGTTAATCTGGCTCATCATCCCAGTGTAAACAAGGATCTTGGACATGAAATCGCTATTGTCTCGCATCTGACCAAGGAATGTTTTTCCGAACGCACCTTCGATTGCATCGTACAGTTCCTCGGTAAAGAAGTAGCCCGAGGAAGCGAGAACACCCCATTCAGTTCCCTGGAATGTCTTGTCGAATTTCCCAGGTTCACTGTTAAGGCTCATGCCAGACCCAAACACTGGATTCTTTAGAAGCTCATTATGGAACTGAGCATTTGCTATAAGCTTGGCCATTTTCGTAACTGAAATACCATAGCTCTGGTCCGCATCAGTAATCTCACCATATAGCTTTCTGAATATTATGTCGATCTCTTTCCTCTTCATCAGAATCTGGGTATTAAGCTTACCCTCACCGACTCCACTTCTTCCTCCCTTTCTGATTAGCCTGTTTAGCATGCGAACAGTTTCATCCAAACCTTGCTGTTCATCCATCTTTGCTTCGTTGTAATCAGCCTCCCAAAGACCAGTGTTGTCACTGTGTTGAGCCCATTCCATCTTCCACATGCCACTCAGACGAGCCAGGGCAGCCTTCTCGCTACCTAACTCACTCACTATGTCAGCATGCAAGCCTTCTTTTATGTCGGCCCTGGTATCCTTTCTGAATTGCCTGTAATCCTTAGACAAATCTGAGTCAGGGTCGTACAAGGTTTCGTAGAAAGCTTTCGTCTGAACCTTCGCTGCCAAACGCTCATTGTGAGTCTCAATGATCTTCAAAGCAGCTTCCTTGTAAAGTTCCTTTCCAGCCTCGGTGTTGTTCAGATAGTCAATGTAATCTTCAGAGGTGAACAAGTTGTACGATCTTGTGACGTAAACATCCAGGTTCTTGTCGATCCTAAGTGCCAACTCTTCGTCTATATCAGGGACAACCTGAAGGATTAACCTTGAAAGTTCATCTATATGCTCACGTGCATTCTGAAGGACCTCTCCATATTCCTGGAACAATCCCTTAAGTCTTTCCCGTTCCTTAGGATCTTTAATCTTCTTGGTTAGCAAATCAGGTAGTTTAAGGCGTGCGTTTTGATCAGATAAAGCTTTTCGGAACATCTGAGTTACGGAATCAGGCACTTCACCAGATCCAAATATGCGATCCCTGAGGGATCGCAATCTATCCATATTCAGTCTCAATCGTCTATCCTGACCGGCCATGAATCCACGGTGCTCTTCAGTAAGCCTGGTGAACATATTACGCGCTTCTTTGTCATCCAGGTCATGAGCTCTGAACATCTTTGTGATCAAAGACTTAGTAGCTTTAGCCCACTTAATATGACCGTCCATCAAGCCAGCAGTAACTGCAAACTGTTTAACATCAAAAAACCCAGATGATATTAGCTTTGCTATAAACCCATCCCTGCGTTGATCATTTGCTTTTGCAACTGCGTCAGCTGCCGATGCCCCGCTATTGCCAAGTATGTCATAGAAATTGCGTGGCATCCTTGATGGGATTGTACGCATCATGTTTAGATAGTTCTGTCTGCGAGCTTGTCTTTCAGATGCGAATTTACCGCTAGTCCATCTATCGACTATGTAGTCGATATTCATTTCCTTCATGCCAGCATTGATTAACCAAGTGTTTATCTTGCGACCGAATCTTCTAAGAATGTTCCTGAATTTACGAATCAAACCACTACGGTTTCTTTCGTTGTAGTCCTTCATAAACTCTTCGGTAAGCATGTCGGCAGTGGCTTCGACCATGACATCCCAGGGAGCGTTGTAATCAACTCTCCCTTGGTTGACAGCTTCCTGTAAGATAAACACCTGCATGTCTTCAGATATGCGTCCAGCAAACTGTAGCATGTGAGCAAACTCGTGAGTAAGAGTCTTTGCTCCACCTGGAGACATGTCCATACCAAGATCTGATATCAGAATAACATTGTCACCACCCTGTTGTGCAAAGTTTAAGAAAGCACCACCTGTAGCTGACACGCCAGTAGCTTCCCTGGCTGCATCATACTCTGCGTCTTGACCATACCCAGTAATCTCACCTGTCTGGTAAGGTATGAACTTGGTGTACTTTATCCAGATCGTATCTCCATCAATAGTACCCTTGTTACTGTAAAAAGAACGAGACGGTGATATTATGTCTTTCCCTACTTCCATATTAGACGGCGCACCATACGGATTGTCACCGTATTTTTGATGGGCTGGGCTTTCCTTGCCCAGCCTGTACTCATGAGCTCCGAGTGCTTCACTGTAGCCGATGTACTCTAACCCTGGAATGATATCCAGGATAGCTTTTGGATCTATGTTTCTCTCAGAGTTGGGTAGATTAGTCCAGTTAACAACACTGTATTGTTCGCCCTCAAGTTGAGATTCTTCAGTAACGTAATTGCTCATATCCAGCTGATTGCCAAACTCATCAACAATCACCGAGGGTGATGATATGGAGAACAGAGTTTGCTGCTCACCAGGTTCATCCCTTCTTTCTTCTTCAGTTTCCTCAAAAACTATCTCGTGCTGTACTTCGGGCTTGCGTTCCTCAACGACTTCCTGCTCTACAGTCTCTTGATCAGCTTGTTCTTCAAACCTACGAGTTTCACTAACAACGATCTCCAACATCGAATCCAAATAGGTGTTGAGATTCTTAACTTGCTCTCTGATTTGAGCTACTTTATCCCGATTAGGTAGTCCCCAATGGGACTCCACCCCAGCAGCTGTCCTTAGATCATCCATCAATTTGATAAGCTCTGATCTAGTTCCAGTTTCAGGATTGTCTAAGAGTGTCGGGTTGTGACTCTTGCGAGCTTGATTTAGCAGGTTAGTCATCTTCTGGATGATTAATTTCTGAGCATCCTCAGAAAGATTTTCATAGAACTGGTTAAACTCCTCCATGTTTCCATAAGAACCAATCCAGCTAATACCAAGCTTCTCGGAAGCAAATATCTCTGCTTCAACAAGACTTTCTCTCTGTCCTTGAATCCTTGTCCACACAAGCTCTGAAGGGTGATCAACCTCTTTACCCTTTTTCATCACAGCATGCATCAGCTGAAAAGGACCTGGTTGATCTGACTTGGGGGATTTCTTCATTCCAGGAACATAGTAATCAACATCACCGTTATAAATCGTGCGTTTCTGGGTAATGTTATTCCAATCAAGAATGTATTTGGCTGGTATGTAGTTGTCCCTGCTAAACTCAGTCTTGTTTTTCTTCACCCTTACATAAAGAACACCATCATGTCTGAAGTGGTTAGTCGCTCTTCCGTAGTTCCTGTCGTATTCTATAACCTGCCTCAGTTCAGCATCCATCTGCTGCTCAACAGGATCTTGCAGTCTTTCAGTTTCTGCTTGCTGCTCAGCGGTTGGCATCTTTCTGAAATGATCCAAGAGCCTTACTACATTCTTTCTGTAAAGAGCGATTATGTTCTTCTCAAGTTGGGGTGAATCTTCCATCAACTCTTGAGTAGGTATACCTTGACTACCTGCAATATCTTCAAGGGTAGCTTCCAAGGGTTCAACTATCATGTTCTTGAATTCAGTTCGGCTTATATCTGGTTTAATTTGCCCAGCTTCTGCAAGACCCATTAAGTAGCTTGAAATGTTCTCAAGAGCAATTTCCGTATCATGAGCAGTCAGGTTGTCTATATGAACCATCTCCGGTAGAACTGAGAAATCATTAACTAGCTGGTAACCTTCAAACAAGTCGCCGCCATAGTAGTCTTTTACTGACTCGCTAATGTGGTCTTCATAACCTTCTTCAATTAAATTCTCAATAATGGACCTATGGATCTCTTCGTAATTGCCTTCATTTATCGACTCCACATCCACTTGTTCAAACCAATCGGAAGGAGTATCTAGAGCAGCGCTCCAAAGTACAAATCCATTTGATTCGGAAACAGCATCTTGGTTTACTTGTTCAATTAGAAAGCTATCAGTACCATGCTCAGCAAGAAAACTCTTATGAACCAGTGCGTAAGAAACCTTACCCGACTTGTCCTTGTAGGTAATTACACCTTCTCCACCGTCATCAGTAGACTTAGTAACCTGACTTCTAACTACATCAAGCTTTGATCCCAGAAGTCCAGTAGCTTGAAGCTGTGCAATTGCAATTTCCATTGCAAGCTCAACGCTCTCATTTTTCAAAGGCTTCGGCAGCTTTGCCCAGTCTTTCTGGTTGTCGTCACTACTTTCAATCTCTTCTTTTGTAGCAGGAACATCGGGGGCTGGTTCTCCGTTCTTCTGACGAATAAGTTCTTCAGATGGTTTGATTGCAAGCTTAGTGCCCTCCATTCTTCCGGCAGGAACAAGCTTGTCGACCTCTTTCGGGGAATCCTTGCGAACACGGCTGGTCGTCTTTTGCTCTTTCCATTCAAATAGATTCTCATACCCTTTAAGGAATGAACTTCCCTCCTGGAGCATGTTACCCATCTCAGACCGCAATGTACCGTGACTTACAAAGTCACGCATTCCACCACTCATCCAATGGTCGTATATGATGCTCCTTGCCGACTCAATGTTTCCTGCTGTAACACCAGGAATAAGCATGCCATCGTAAAACACTTCCCATTTCCTTCGGGCTGGATCTCTCTTTTTGTCCATCCTCTGGATGTGGTACTTTTTGAATTGAGGTTCATGGCCGACCAAGAAGTCGTCATTAGTCCCCTTTCCATCCATATGGTCAAAGGTCACGGAACCAGGTCCCTTAGGGGTCTGGGCAGCCACTTCGCCCTCTGGAAGAAATCTCTCCAGGTGTTTAATCATCGCTAACCTGATGGCATCATTGTCAGTGTTGTACCTAACCCATGAATCAATTTCACTTCGGAGAACACTCGGGAAACGAGATCTTACTTTCTTATAAGCACGGTGAATGTCAGGGTCCGTAAAACCTTCACGGTTTAGTTCTGGAATGATGGTTTTTGATGCACCAAATACTCTATTGGTTTTGCGGTCAAAGATAACTCGTTCGGTAGCTTCAGCTATAACTTCATTAAACGGAGTTTTCTCACCAGCATTCAATCGGGAAGATATCTTTGATGTTTCCCGATTAACCACCACATAACCAGTATCTTTCCCATCTCCTACACGATACAAATCCATGGGGATTAAATCCCCAGCTTCACCATGCTCAACAAAGAATGTTTTAATTTTCTGAGGGGACTGCATTTCTCCAGAAGGTTCTATGACTGCTCCGTCAGCTGTCAGGTCATAACCATCTTCTAAATGGGCAACGTCATAACGCTTGCCCATAAAACTGATACCGATAGTAGGAATCTTCCTCCCTTTATGAGGGACAATAAAATTGCCTTCTTCAAGCTTTTTCTTACCGTCCTCGTCTTGAGACCGCTCCTTACCAAAATCAGTAGTTATGCTATTGAACTTCTTGGTTTCATCCGATGCAAGCTTCTTGTAAAGCTGGGACATCTTCTTCAAGAACCTTAGGTTTTCTTTTTCCTCTTTGGATTTTTTCTTTTTGGGACTAATCTCTTTTTCGTACTTGGCATCCAGCTTGCGCTCTTTTAGTTCATCCTGAATAGCTTGCATGTAGCTATCAAGTAGTTCACCAATCTCAGCTCTCTCCTGAGAGCTGAGCTCTGAAGCCTGCCTGCCATCGTAGTTCTCTTCAATGTGAGTGTTAATGTCGAAAGCTTCAGCAGCATCTATACTTTCAGCTCGTATCTGCCGAGCTGTTGCACGATCAAAATCTGTATAATCATCGTGCTCTGGCAACAGATCATCGACAGGAGATAGAGTCTCTGCCTCCAGGTCTATACCTCGCCCCGTTACAGCCTGGTACATTACCTCTGAGATCATGTTCTCGGAAACAGGCTCCCCTAAGTTAACCCGCTGACGATACAGCATAACAGCTGTCTCCACCTGCTGCGGTGTAAGATCAAGGTAGCTAAGCATACGCTCATTCCAGACATCTGGGTCTTCAAGGATGCCTTCTCTTAATAATCTCTTGAAGGTCTCGCCTAATCTGCGAGCCCTATTAACCTCAACTTCAGTGTTAACACTAGGCCTTAAGTTAGTAGGCTCAAGAGTTGCCCCTTGATCTATTTTGGTAGCATAATCAAGCAATCTATCCTGTGATGCCAATACGGAATCAGGATCAACACCTCTCCTGGCGTTGTACATGTCCTCGTATAGAGCATCTTCCTGCTCCATCGTCAGGTTTCTACCTTCAGCTGTATCCAGGAATTCCTGAACTCTATCAATAACCCTTTCCATCCAGGCTTCAGTGATGGGCATCCGCTTAACAGGAACAGGTTGGCGGGGACCTTTGTATTCAGGATCAAGTTGAGCTGCGATATAATCTGGCACAGCCACTCCACGGAACTTGGCATCCAGGTACATACGTTCCATCTGCTTGTGCAGGTAATCAGGGATGGCTTCACCTAAGTCCATCTTTATGGCCATGTAATTCCACCAAGGGAATGGATTCTTGTTGGTGTCAAAACTTTCAAACAGCCTTTTAATCTCGTTATCTATGGCCATTCTTTCTTGAGATGATTTTGCCTGACCCATTCTGGTCTCAAGATCTATCAAAGCTTTTGCAGTACTATCAAGAAAGTTGCTGTGCTCAGCTTCTGCTGCGTAAGCAGGAATGGTCTCATGGACCATTCCCTTTATCGTGTTTAATGTTGACTCTATGGTGTGGTCGTAAAGTGCTTCTTCAAGCATAGCCATGAAGTGAGCTCTTTCAGCCTGGTTAGTTAAACCAAGCTTTTCCAGGTTGTCAGGTATCAACCATTTTCTGCGGACAATGTTTGTGTCCAACTCAGGTGCAAGACGGTTAATAATTGCTTCACGAGATAGCGTGGAGATCATTCCATCGGAACCACCGTTAGCTAACACCCACCCACGGAAGTTTGACTCATCCATCCTGAGAAGGTCTAGTGCAGGCATGTAAGCACTGTACGGAGTCTGCTCAATCGGCATAGACTCACCGTCTTCAGTTGGAATAAATCCATCGTACACCCGCTGCAATGACTCATCCATTACGTCCAGGAGATCTGCCATCAGTCTTCCACGGGAAGTACTAAAGTCTATTGATCCATCTGGATTGAATGCTTTAGGTCCGAGAACAGTCTTCTGGAAAGCACTTCTACTACTTGAGCCATCAAGCAAGAATGCAGATAGCTGCTCAGCCAGTTCGTAAGCATCTCTAGCGTCTTCGTCATAAACATTGTCTTCAGGGCTATACAACGCCCCTGGGGCTAAATGCTTCTTAAACACATCGACAAGAGGTTGTATGCGATCTTCCAAAGCTTTGTCAGCATATGTCTTAGAAGCAGTTAACAACCGCTCACGATACATTTCTTGCAGGTGTGGGTAGCTACCACTGGTAAGTATTGCCAGGAATTCTCTTCGGGCAGTATTGCTCTGCAAGATATCAAACATCTTGGAAACGGGCAGAGTTAATCTCTGCCCGTTTGGAAGAAGCAACTCAGAACCAATGTCGTTTTCATCTTTGTAATTAAACAACAGGGCCATTGACTGACGGTCGATGTTTGGATTCTCAAGCCACTGCATGTAAGCTTCAAGGTGACCTGTATCAACAGCGAAAGCTGGATCAATGTCTCTTCCTTCACGCTCAGCAAAATCAAGGATAGCACTGCGTTCATAAGTAAAAGAAGATTCGTTAAGCATTTCCGTGGCTGTATCAAGTTCCATTTGAGCAGCCGCTTCTTCAAACGGATTATCTGCATCAGCCAGCTTTTCTTTAGCTGATTTTATAAATTCTTCAGCTACTTCAATTGACTTATTTGTTTCATATTCGATTAGCCCTTCACTTCTAAAAAACTCTAGCTCCTGTGGCTCAAGACCTAGCATTGCAGCAGCTTCATCAGCTTCCAGGTAAGCCTGGGATTCTAGCAAAGCCTCGGCCTCATCAGCAACTGCTTCAGCATGAATAGCACCAACATGCCTTCGTTCTGCTTTTTTTCTTTCAAACTCCCTTAATGCCTTCCTATTCTGCAATCCTCTCTGAGCTCTTTTCCAGGCTGACCTTCCGGTGGTTAGCCCTGTCATTGCAATCGAAACACTGGTCAACTCTTCTAAGAACTCATCCTTCACTTGAGTCCAAGTCTTGTTGTAGTTAATATCCCCGTCACCAAAAGTGTTAGATGCCCAACCAGAACCCATTTTGATGGACTCTCTTAAAGCACTCTGAACCATTTCCTCTGCTATTTGCTCTGCGGCATTAGCAGGTACTTTACGAGCAATATCAACAACATTAGCCCATCGTCGTTTGAACCAGTTTTTTCTATTGTGCTTTATTGTTTCTTTGAGAGAGTCAATGTATCCAGATTTGCCTAACTCTTTAACTGGATTCGCTTTAAGGCCCTTCGCCAAAGAACCAACCTGCAATTGTTCTATAAGAGCAATACCAAGACCACCAGACATAGAAACCCAACGAGCCGTATCAGGGTCCATGCCCATCTCTAAAAGGTCTTGTTGAAGGGGAATACCCTCTATACTACTCCAGTAACCTAGAGAACCAAGTGTATGGCCAGTTTTGCTAAGCTTATCTACAGATCTAACCGCATGTCCAGCAGCAATTTTGTCTCTTATCCTTGCACCAGCAGCAGTCCCCTTAGCTATCGTGGAACTTTTAGATGCATTCCCAAGCATTCTAGCACCTTTTGAGAAAAGTCTTCCAGCGCCAACACCGCCGTACATAAACTCAGCTACGCTAAATATAGGAGTGGCTACCTTCTCATCCGCTATAGCCGTCATCTGCTTCAATACGCTTGTTCCATCCTCCCCTTCAAGGTTAAATCCAGTCTTCCTCTTCTCGCTGAGCATCTGGCTAGCAATATCAGCTGAGCCTATGCCAATGTCTTCTATGGCTGTTCTTCCTACATCGGGATCATCTCCACCTAGCCACTTTTGACCGATAAGATTTACGTTTTCTAGTAAGTGACCAGTTCCTTCCACAGCTCCCCCAATAGCCTTAAAGAAAAATGGCGTATAAGTCTTTTCGGGGTTTTCGTTAATTATCTCCTGAATAGCACTTAGAGTTCTATTTCTTTCTGAAGTCGACATCGTAGAAAGAATGCCTGGTATCTCCTCCTCTTCAATTCCCCCTTGGACCGATTCGTCTGAAGCCCTCCCAGTATCCCAAGGCTGAACGATATAATTCGCAATTGCGTATGCTTTCAGATTGGCTCTAAACTCAACAGGATCGATTGTTTGGTCAGGGTAATTTCTCTTGTATTCAGCCAACTCCTGATCAGCAATTCTATTGATATCTTCTTTAGTGAAGTTCATCGTACCTTCACTGTCGATAAGGTCTACACCAGCAGCCTTGCTTGTAAACAAACTACCGAGAGTTTCACCCTGGTATCCAGGACCAGCAGAAAGCTCGTCCATATTAATGGTCGCAAGAAGTCCCTTTTGGAAAGGGACTTTATTACCTTCTTTATCAAAGACCATTATCTGTGGACGAACCCTATTGTCCACAGCATATTTCTTGGCGAGCTCTTTAGATACCTTGAGAGGATTATTCTTTGTTATTTGGGTACCCCAGTCAGACAGCCTGAAGCCACCTTCGGGATTTATAGCGTCTAATGCTCGGTTATAGCGCGCAGCGTCCATTCCATTTGATAATGGATCAATTGGGTCAACCATCTTCTAGGAACTTTCAACTAAAAGGAGTTTTCAATAAATTGTATGAGTGTTAAAAAGGAAGTGTTACTGATTAAACCAGAGGAAATCCTCCCCCTGGCCTTGAAGGGGATTCTTGGCAGCTGGGGCAGCTGGAACAAGCCGTTGTTTCATGCCGTGCTTCTCAGCTTGCTTCATTATTCCCCTCTTTATTTCCGCTGAAGCACCATTCTCTGTTGCTATCTTAAGCAACTCTTTCAACATCTGTTCCTGGCTTGCTTTTGCAATGAAATCTGCCGTTAAGTGTTCACCGCCAGGTATTTTTTGAAGCTGCTGCATTGCTCGTCCCGCTTGCCCACCTTGCCGGTTCAGCGGGTCCATAAATCCACCAAGACCTTTTAAGACAACTTCCATTGGCATTCCATCAATACCTTCAGCTTCATTGATGAATTTATTGATTACGTCAACTCGTGGATCTTCTTTTTCTTTCGGTTTACCTGGAAGATAAAAATCACCGACTCTTTCCCCCCCGTAGAAAGCACGAATTTTTTCATTAGGATGGTCCGCAAGTATTTGTTTCAGTTGTTCCTCTGTATAGTCAGTCAATTCAATTACGAACATGCCATCTTCAGCTCTTGGTAAATCAACAGAGATTTCCTGATTACCAAACGTCTTCATCCAATCAGCCTCTAGCCATCCACCGCCTCTTGCTCCAGAGGGATCAGGAATCTCACCTCCCTCAGGATCATTGGGATCAGGAATCATGTCCTGGGGAAGATTCAAAAATGCTTGCGTAGCTTCCATCTGGTGCTTTTGGTTTTGCTGGGCACGTCTAGTGTCTGCTTCCTGTTTGGCTACTTGGTTTTTCACTACATTCTGATCGTGGATATCTTTATCGGCTTGTCGCTCAGCAGCTGTTTTTCCGAATATAATTTGGGGCTCGCCATCAAGGCCCTCTCGGTATTGATAATCTTGGCCATCCTTAGTCCTGCCGGTACCTGCCATTCCAGTATCTACCATCATTTTAGTTGCACTTTCATACCTAGTACCATCTTCCTTATCTAGGTTGTATGTAACTATTTGCTCATATCCACCTTGACCGTCTTCTTTGTTGTGAATGTGCCTTCTTGGATTGTGAGGGTCTACTCCGTAATACCCAGCCTGTAAGTGAGCATCCTTAAAGTAGTCACTACCATCCCCAGGAACAGCTCTTTCAATCTCCTTTAATTCAGCATTTATCTCGTCAAGGGCTGACTGCTTTTGCTCGTCGTTCAGTTCAGAGCTTTTCTTAACGTCTTTCTTCTGCTGTTGCAGGGATGTAATCAGATCCTTTGTTTCTGTATTGTATTTCCCCCATCGCTCTTGCTCACGTTTAGCACGCTTTGCTTGTCTAATTCGCTTAGCTGCTTCTTGATCTTCAAGCTCGTACTCTCGCTCCATCCTGTCAAGATCGAACTGATTTCCCATCTGTGCAAGATTAACAGCATTCTCATGGCCAAGTTCTACTCTTTCGGTTAGCCATTCATTTTGCTGCTGAGCTTGTTGCTGATCAAACTGCTGACCAGCTTGCATCATCTGCATCTGAAATTGCTGTTGCTGTTGCATCTGTTGCTGATCAGCAGCATTCTGCATTTGCAGTCTTTGGAACCCAGCATTGATATCACTGACATGCATGGCAGCTCTCATCTGCCTGTCAGATTGCTGTTCCCGCAGAGCCTCAAGTTCCCTACGTCGACGATTAATATATTCGTTTTGCCCTGTACGGTAGGCCAATCGGCCTACCGGCACCATACTAGGGCCATGCTCTACTCTAATAGCCATTAAATATTATCCGTAGGTTAACATTGGTTTCTTCATCATATTAGAACCCCTGGCAGCATTAGATAGTCTGTTAAGACCACCGCTTCCAGCCCGAGCCGTTCTCATTCCAGGAGCTTTTTGATTCATTGTAGGTTGGGCACTAGCTCTTTGTCTCAATGCTGCAAGAGAATTTGGATTACCCTGCTGTTGCCGCCTCTGACGAATCATCGCCCCATAGCCCTCTTGGCCGAACATGGGTTGTTCCGTCCTTGCCTCTGGGCCTTGCTGCATACGTGATGCTTGAGGTTGCTGTGATTGGCCTAACTGTCGCTGCTGAACCCTTGCATCAGACTGTTCCCGCAACTGCCGATCATTGAACTGCATCGGATTGTTCGGATCAGCAAAACCACGCAGTCTCTGGCTTCCGATTCCATCTTTAATTTGATTAAATAAATCGACTTGCTCTCTGGTGTTTCCGCCTTCACCAAAGTTGGACTGCCATCTATCCATGTCCCTTTGAAAATTGCCAGCGTTTTGCATTCGCTGTTCAGGTGTCATCATGTCAAAATGGCGTTTCATGCTGTCAAGGACTTGCTGACCCTGATTATCCTGCCTTTGGAAGCCTCCACCGCCTTGCTGACCGCTACCTCCTTGTTGTTGGCCTCTATTCCAACCTCCGTCTATAACTTGCCCTTTACTTATTGGCATACGTCCGCCACCTGTTCTAGGACGATTGATTCCTTGTTCCATTTGTCCACCTGCACCGGCTCTAACACCAGCCACGTTGCCACCTTGAGGCTGAGCAATGCTGACATCAGGTTTTGGAATTGGCATCCCTCCTGTTGTCGATTGACCGCCACCTTGAGATGGCATATCGACAATCAAATTATTGCCACCCTGACCTCCACCTTGAGGTGCTGCTGAGATATCAACAGGGAAGCCAGTCTTACGGTCAACCCATTGACCCTTTTCGTTCTGCATGATTGCGGACTGCCCGCCACCTTGGCCACCGCCGGTCGTGTTAGAGCCTGGAATGCCTGGAGGCATTCCGAGTATTCTCGGGTCACCTTGACCACCGCCTCCATAGTCTTGTCCCTTTATCCATGGTGGTAGTTTCTGAGGTACTTGTTGAGGCCCTCCACGACCACCTCCTGGAATGCCTGGGGGCATTCCGAGTATTCTTGGGTCACCCTTGGTTGGCCCTCCACGACCGCCTCCAGGAATGATTGGCCCATCTTGACCCCATACTGGAGGTCGTTTCTTACCACCACCGCCGTCATCTCCACCGCCACCAGTGTCGCCACGGCCTCCACCGCCGCCTCCACCGCCGCCTCCACGGCCACCGCCGCCGCCGCCGCCGCCTTGGTTGATCTTGTCAACTATTTCTTGTTGCTTACGGAGCTGCTCCTCCCAAATGCGATTTGCCTGATCCCACTGATTCTGCATGCCTTGATTAGTCACGTCAGTATGAGCACGCCCACCAGCCCAAAAATCTTCTGGTTGATATGGCCTCTGGGATTCCATCAAACCTGCTTCTTCCTCTTCAGTAAGATCTCTCTTGAGAGGTTCTTCCATGAAAGCATTTGGTCTCCACACACCAGCTTCCGCATCCATAGCCAGCTTGTCTTCAAGAGGCATGTACATTTCACCATCTGTACCTTCAGCTGAAACCCATGGAGTGCCGTCAGGGCTTGTACCCCATCCACCAACTGTACCGCCACCCGGTTCTGGCCCCCCACCGTACCAAGGCATCGAAGCAACTTTAGGAACAGAAAGCGGTCCTCCACCTCCTTGATTACCTCCGGCCATAAAGTCCATTTGATTCTGTTGACCTTGCGTAGCATTGGCCGCCTTTCTAGGAGAACCTGGACCGACATTTTGGAAACCTTGACCACTTGCCTGAGCAGCTAGGCCTTGCAGACCTTTAGCTGGCGTAGCCATAAGTCCTTCCCAATCAGGAAAAGTTCTTTCAATCTCATTCATATCAGGGATATCAGGGATATCGGGAGAGGTAGGGCCGCCGTCAAACCCTCCAGTCCAGTCGCCATCAAATCGCCCCGTGTAATTCTGAGGTCTTCCCCAACCACCCATCTCTCCAGGGCCGTACATCTCTCCATGTGTCCCTTGCATGCTAGACATCATCTGACCATCGGGCCCTGGAACCTGAGCAGCCATAAACTCTTCATAGTTTGTTCCTTGAGGCAGTAATGGTGGAGCCCCTAAAGGACCTTGAGGTGGAAGAGGCATGCCTGGGCCTTCGCCAGTCGGACCTGCCGGTGGCTTTGGAAATGGACTCTGCGGTCCAGATGGACCTCCTGGAGAAGGAATGCTTGTAGGAATTGTAGTAGGAGACCACGGTCCTGTCGGTGACATAGGTCCGTCTGTACCAGGAACAGTTCCTGGACCACCTGGCCCACTAGGACCTGTTGTTGGTCCTGGCGTACCTGGTCCTGGCGTACCTGGTCCTGGTGGAAGTGGAAACGGATTGGGAAATGCTGGCCCACCAGGTCCTGGAGTTGGATTTTTTACAGGGCCATCATCAGGACCACTTGGACCTGGCGTTCCTGGCCCTGGCGTAGTTGGACCAGGTGTGCCTGGGCCTGGAGTTGTTGGCCCTCCAGGACCCGTTGGAGTACCTGGACCCGTTGGAGTACCTGGACCCGTTGGTGTACCTGGACCTGGGGAAGTTGGCCCTGTTGTCGGACCTGTTGTTGGCCCTGTTGTTGGACCTGGAGTACCTGGACCTGGGGTACCTGGACCTGTTGGTGTACCAGGACCTGGCGTACCTGGCCCTGGAGAACTTGGACCGCCTCCACCAGGGATATTCATTGGGCCGCCTGGGCCACCTAAAGGTCCTCCTAAAGGTCCTCCAAAAGGTCCTCCAAAAGGTCCTCCTGGTTGATTAGGTGAACCAAATGGTCCAGTAGGTGACATAGGCCCGTCTGTGCCTGGGACAGTATGTGTAGGTCCTTGCGTTTGAGGACCAGCGTTGGTTCCAATTACTTCAGCACCACTACCCGAATCAGTAAGAGAGACATCACCAGTTGATTGATCAACATTAACTTGAACATTAATCGGCATGCCTTGAGCGTTACTTCCTTCTTTATTTTCAAGCAAACGCTGGTTGACACTATCTATTTTGCCCATAGCATCCTGAATAGCAGAACGGCCTTTTTCGGCTTCATCCAATGCCATCTCAGCAGCTCTTCTAGCCTCTTCTGTTACTGCTTTACCAAGATCCCCTTGGATCTTGGTGATCTCATCGTTCTTAGCTGCCAGCTCTTTTTCCTTAGCGGCTTTGGCAGCATCGATTTTTTCAATTTCACCTTTAAGATATTGATCGTTTTCATCTTCAAGTTGTCGCTGACGATCAAGTAGATCTTTCTTTATTTGATCCTGAGCGCGCCGTTCTTTTCTATTTTCTTCAGCAACAATACGATCTCTATCAAACTTGTCTTTGGCTCTCTTGTCTTTAGCAGAAGCTCTATCTTTTTCTCGTTGAGCCCTGGCTTCTTCTGCTCTTATTCGATCTTGCTGAGCCATTTGCTGCTGAGCACCTATTTGGCCCTGCATCCACTCATTCTGTTTTCCTATCTGACCCATCAGAGCTTGAACAGCAGGGTCAATTCCAGCTGGAACTCCTCCACCACCGCCGACTCCCATACCACTTTGACCAGCAGCCATAACTAGATCGGCCATGTCTTTCAGGGACGGAACAGTGTCAGTCCTTCGTTCCATGTAATCAAGCTGGCCCTGTTTAGTTGCGTCACCACGTACATCCCCACGCTCACCAGCAGCAAGAGCACCTTCTCCCAATCTCCCTTGCATATTAAATCCAGCAGATTGCTGGCCTAATTGGCCAGCAAGACCTTGACCGGCTAATTGACCTTCTAATCCGGTAAGCTGACCCCTCGCAGCAGCCTCAGCACCTAGTCCCTGACCTAACAATCCAGCTTGAGCACCCAATCCCTGACCAACAATATTAGCTCTAGAAGCAGCACCTTGGCCAAGTGCACTTGCCTGTTGACCCTGGATTCCAGATGTCAATGCAGCGTCAGCACCTCTCATTTGCTGCTGTCCACTAGCAGCTGCTGCCAATCCAGCCAATCCAAACTGACCAGCCTGACCTTCCAGAGCAGCTTGCCCTCTCTCTCCCGCAGCTTGAGTCGCCTGTCCCAATGCTGTTCCAGCGGCAAGGTTTTGTCCAGCCATTTGCTGAGCTGCACCAGCTCCTGCAAGACCTGCTTGAGTCTGAGCTGCTGCTCCCTGGGCTGCGAGCTGCTGTTGTCCTGCTGCTCTTTGGCCAGCTAAAGCTTGCTGTCCTGCTGCACCCTGAGCTGCTAATCCACGTTGGCCAGCAGCTTCCTGACCTGCAAGACCAGCTTTAAGGTTTGCTGCCTGCGATGCAAGTTGTTGTTGAGCACCTAAACCCTGACCTGTTAAGTTAGCTGCTGTCCCAGCCTGCTGCCCCAACAGTCCCATTTGTGCTTGAGTACCCTGCTGCAAAGCACCCATTTGAGCACCTAGGCCAGCAAGTCCAGCTCTTGATTCAACATCAGAAATTCCTTGTTGTCCAGCCGCTTGTTGAGCAAGTCCAGCAAGACCCGCTTGCTGGGCAGCTTGTTCACCACGAACCTCAGATCTTTCACCAGCCGCTATTTTCTGCTGTCCTAATTGAGCACTTGTTGAAAGTTCATCTCTTCTTGCTTGTTCTCCAGCACCAGCTTCAGCTCCAGCTAGAGAAGCTTCTGACTGTAAACCTACCTGCTGAGCTGCATCTTGAGCACTCATGCCTTGGCCGGTAAGACGTTCATACGCCGAAGCTTTTTGTTGTCTTACTTGAGAGTCTACTTGACCAAGAGCTTCAGAACGATTTCTTTCAATGTCTGAAGCAGCACGGTCTAACTGACCACGGATAGTAGTGCTATCAAGACCTCTATTTATTAAATTTTGCTCCATGCTTGCAAGCTGAGTATCTCTCTGCTCGTCAAACCGGCGATTGATTTGGGCTTTAGTTTCATTAGCCATGTTGTCGTACATGCCTAATCCGGTTTCAGCTCTTTGACCGTATCGTTCAGCTCTTTCGCTTTGAGCAGTTCCGGCAGCTCCTGCTGCTGTTTCCCTGGCAGCACCAAATCCAGCAGCTCTTTCCTTAGCTGCTGAGCCGAACTTTTCTGCCATTCCTTTTCCAAGCTTGTCAAATCCTTCGGTTGTTGCTTTGCCAGTTGCTTGGGCAGCTTCTTTCCCTGTTTTACCGAGATCAGAATAACCTTTACCTAACTCACCAAGCCTACCTTCAGCTCTGCTAGCAAGATCTTGAAGTGTTCCAGAAGCAAGCTGACCTGCTCTAGCTTGAGCTTTATCTGATATACCAGCAGCAGCCTGGCGGGCTGCTGCAAAATCTTGTCCAACCTCACCTTTGCCTTTTGCGTATCTCTGACCAGCAGCAGCTACTTCTCCTGAGACAGCCTTATCTACTTGTCCACGGGCTTTATCAAAAGCTTTAGCTGTCTTTTGTTCAGCAGCACCCATAGCTTGTTGAGCTTGTTTAGAAGCTGCATCAAATGCTTTGTCTGCTGTTTTAGAAGCACCTGCAAAAAGCTGGCCTGCTTTGCCTTGTTGTTTTTCGTATTTACCGAGAACATCCGCTGCTGCCTTTTGTCGGGAGCTAGCGTCCTTGCCTTCCAGGCTTGCATAGCCAGCTTTTACTTTCCCTCTTCCTGATTCAACAATCTTTCTTTGAGCCGCAGCTTCTGTTTTATATTTGCCTACTAGTTTATCTATATCTTTAGATGAACGATCCAGTACGCCCTTCCTAGCTTTTGCTCCAAGGTCTCCGATTTTCCCCGAGACATCTTCTCCAATTCCTTCAACTTTTGCTCCGGCTGCTTCAGCAAGCTTTCCAAGACCAGTTTGTCCAGCAGCAAACCTATCAGCTGTATCTTGTACACGACCCTCTCCTCCTGTTAATACATCTGTTCGGGTACCATCTGCTATCTCCTTCATTGCAGACGATACATCTCCACTAAGACTAGCCATTGCTGAAGCAAGGTTGCCGTGCTTGGTATTCAAGGCATCTAAACGACTCTTCTGCTCATTAACAAGTTGGTCATACCCTCTTAGGATCTGCGCATAACGAGCCTCGTTTGCAGCGTTACCTTTTTGGCGAGCGCTTTCAAACTCAGCTATTACTTGTTCAATAAGTGATTGGTGATAAGGGGTTTCAGCCATTATCCTAGTCCCATTAAAGAGTTCATCATTTTAAGTTGTTGCATAGCAAGACCTGGATCGCCTATCATTTGCTCACCCATGCCATAATCTTTTTGCTTGAACGGTCTCATGCGTTCAATCTTCTGCCTTTGCTGACCACCACGAGCAGCCATCGTTGTCTGTGAGTTATCAATGTTTGTTTTTTGTTGATTATATGTACGGCTATAGTCCCGATCACCGCCTCGGTATGTACTTATATTCCTATTTGTAATATTAGTAGTATCACCGCCAAACGTGGGGCTGTAATAGAACGGCTGTCCACCGCCAAAACCCCCGCCTCCATCCGGCCCTGATGTGAGACCACCCGTGTCGGTATTTTCACCACCTCCTGGCATTCCTGGTGGCATCGCACCTCCCCCACCGCCAAGAGGAGGTGTAGGCATCCCTGTACCAAATCCACCTCCACCAAAACCTCCTGCGGGAGATTGTGGGGCTTGAGGCATTTCAAAACCACCTCCTCCAGCAGGTGCAGCAGGCATACCTCCACCAGCAGCGGGACGCTTAAAAGGCTGATTATTACTCCATGGTCTGACAGCTGACATTTGATTAGCTCATTTGTGTTAAGGTTTCTTCGTACCAGTTGCCGCCGTAGGCAACACAAAGTTTCACAGTGGAACCGCCGCCGCCAATAAGCAATACGATCTCACCATCAGCAGGACTACTATCAAGATCCGTTGAATCCGTTTCATCACTAGTGACAACTGGAATCGCTATCGCTCCATTAATAGTAATCTGCTGGGCATCAGTTAAAGCCAGGCGAGCATTAGCTCGTCGGGCTCTAGGAGGAAATTTCGGACCTCTATTGAGACCCCCAATTAATCCACTCATTACCACTGCCTTCCTCTTGGGCCGTCAAAGCTATTAAGCTCCACACCCAAAAATTCAAATGCCCAGGTCTCATTGTTACTATTGTTCTGCAACTTCACATATATATTATGACCAACTGCTCTTCTTCTTTCAGACTTATTTCTGCCAGCAGACCAAGTTCCAGTAAATATTGTTTGTGCAGAAGCCGCTGCCTCTGCAAGCTGAGCAGTTTCAGCAGCATAAACAGTAAAATCTACATCGTTGCTACCAGTAGCAACCGCAGCACCTAAATCAGTAAGCATTATTTTAGGCCTATTTGCTAATTGAATTGGGCCTAGAAACACAAAGCTGTCTATTGCAACACCATCATCTGCTTTAGCAGGAGTGTCGTAATCAAACTTGCGAACATAACCATCTTGACCACCAAGAAGTACCGTTCTATCAGTTGCTGCATCACCATCAAATGTATGTACTGACACTGGGTTATGTGCCGCTGTGGCAAACTTATCCGGCCACCATGATTGATTCCTAACATCATAATAGAAGTTAGTAGTTGCTGACCCATCCAGTGGAGTCAGGAACACGTAGAATCCTCTTTCACGGTCTGACCAAACCATCCTTACGGAAGTAGTATCTGCATTAAAAGCATTTAAGCGTTCCGGTATTTGCTTCTCACTCAGGTTCTGAGGAGGAGACCCAGGCTGCATTTGGTAGACTCCACCACGTGAGCCAAAGAAATAAACAATCCCTTCTGGGCTCTTGCAATAAGGCCTACCAAATGGAGCACCAATAGTATCTGAAATAAGGTCTAAACGACCGCCTTCAGCAGGGTCACCAGTCATTTGATAAATACTATGGTCCCCAAAGAACAATAGTATGTCATCACTATACGGACACATGGCATTTATGATGTCAGGACTTTTGCCTGCGTCTGCATTATTACCTGCCACGGCCTGTGTGGCCGTGGGTGTAGCCGGAGCATAATTCCAATCAGTAGCATCACCTACCTTGGACATATACCAGTTGTGAGGATCTGAACTTACACCAGCCTGGACAATTCGTCCACGCCAGGTTTCTATTAGCCTTGGCTCGTTACCACTATCGACAGGCAAAGAGCCAGCCGAAGCCGTCCAAGTTGAAACAGTATTGGTAGAAGCAGTCCACTTCTTAGTGCTTGCACCATCTGCAAAATACACAACACCAAAGAGCTGTGATGAAAAGATAATAGGCACAGAGCTTGATAAAGCACCACTACCATTGGTAGCCGTAGTGAAACTTGAACTGGTCACGCTAGCAACAGTACCATTGGTAACGGCATAAGTATACACCGTCCTCGCACCGACCTCATCTTGGTCGGCAGGGGTAGCTCTAGCTACAACCTGACCAATATCTTGTACTTTGCCATCAGCTGTTCGGGCGTTTACATACTTTGACAACCCAGCACGCTGACCGCCACGAGAGCGGCCAGTAGAAGGTTCATAAGCACGGACGTTCTGACACTCGGAAGTGCTGTTACGTGGCTGTGTCTCATAACCTGTAGACTCCACTAAACCAAGATTAGGCCAAGGCAAATCAAACCTTGTCCTTAATCTTGCCATTAGCTCATCGCAGCCCCGTTATTTGCAATTGGCGACCAAACAATATTGGCACCTTTTTCAATAGACATTAAGACTAAAAGATCGCCAGCATCGGCCATCGTTGCAGTAGTCTCAGTACCCGCACCACTGTTAAGGATTTCACTCCCTGAACCAGTAATAGCTACATCTCCTCCATCAGTCTTAAAGCACAAAGCAATAATAATGCCTGCTCTGGCTGGAGATGCAATCTTTCTTGTTTCGGAACCAGCAGTGACAATTGAACAAATTCCAAGAGTTCGATCTACGGCAATCGTCCCAGCGTCACCTGGATCTAAAATAGCCATTTCTGGCTCACGAGCTAGTTGTTGAAGAATATTATGGCCTGACATTGATATCCCTTTACGAAATAATGTGTAGTGCAGCTGTGCCAGCTGCGTTTGCTTGTAGTTTCAAAAATGCAACGCCTTCTATAGCGCTGTCTAGAGCGTAGCTTTTACTTGCAGCAACAGTCGTCGAAACAGCAGAGCCTCCGCTGTACAACTGTTGATAAGTTCCGTCTTCAGTATCTGCTACCCAATAAGTTATTGATGTTATCGAAGAACCCGCAGGTACGTTTATAACGCCCTTACGAAAACCCGAAAAAACAATAGGGCTAGAATTGTCTTTGTCGTCACTAATAGTGATTGACGAAAGCACCATGTTTTGTGGACTAGTAGTTGACATGTATCACCTATGGGTTTGTATCGTAAAAGGCACTACCATTGTACTTCACAACGTCACCATTTACATAGCGATTGTCTTGTTCTGTCATCATAACAGTATCACTAGCATCTCGGTTGTAGCCAGCGACATCTGGTGTGTGTATTTGTTTGTCGTAGGCAATTGAAGCCTGCAATCTCTGCATAAAGTTTGCTGCGTGGATACCAGCATTGTTTTCCTGGCGAGCTTCAGCAACTGCCAGGCAACTTGCAAGTATAGTTTCCGCATGTGCTTCCCCACCTAACGGATAAGGATTTCCAGTAGTAAGTTTTACTGGGAGAGCATGGTATCGATAAGAGATAGTATACGCCTGGTCAGGAGTAGGCCAAAGCATCAATTCAAATCTCTGTCCATTTGACCCATCACTGCTCTTTGGACGTATTGCCATAAAGCGAGGATCTGATTGCTCACTACCACTGTCTCTCTGGCGAAGCAATCTTATCCTGGCTTCACCAGTTGTTTCGATTGGACTCCAGCGATCATCACTAGTAGCGTATGTCGCTATTCCAATCATGCCCCCAAAGTTGGCTGAAAGAGTATAATCTTTTGTTCCTGCAACAGTAGAAAGAGTTGTGACCGGCTCCATAAAAGACCATTTATAGCCTTTAGGAGCAAGTCCTCCTGGTGCTGGATGGTAAAATTGACGAAGCCCAGAATTAATAATATCATCTATCTGTGACAACTCGTCAGTACTCCAGTTACTGGAAGTACGTTCTCCGAGCCAATACCAGCCGACTTCCTTCCTCAGGTCAGTCAATGAAAGAGACAGCGTTGACTCTGTGCTGGTATCAGCCGGAGAACCGAGTGTCTTTATCGTAAACTGAACCGGAACCGCTGATGAATGGGTAAACATTAACCCAATAACAGCTGCGTTCATTTCTGTGGCAGTAAGATCTACTGAATACTGCCCATTACCTTCTTCCGCAATACTACCAGCAATAGAGGCTTGTGTGCCTCCATCTTTAGTAATGTATTTACCTATGCCGGAAGCAGCCCCTGTAAGGGCTGCTCCAGTGGTCTTATTTACTAAACCAAAAGTAAATCCAGTTACAGCTTCATTGCGGATAAAGCTCATGAACTAGCCCTCTCAGGTTTTTGTGTTGTATATAAAAACTGGGGGTAAGGTAAAGGAAGCAACCTTACCCCCAGCGACGAAAAACAGAAACCAACTAGTTGGCGATCTGCTCCACTTGATAACAAGCAACCCAGTCTGCCGACATGATGGGATCAATAGATGATCCACCAGACTGACATACCAATGAAGGAGTCAGTGCGACAGTTGGGATGTTAGCAGAGATTGCAGTTTTGGCAACGCCGTTAACATAAGGCGTAACCTTTGTTGTCCCCTCTACCAAGAAGCCAAGCTTGATGTAAGTCCCATCAGCGATGGAAGCTACATTAGCACTTGAACTACGAGTTCCACCAGATTCACTGTGGAAATCAATTTCAAGATTGTCATCAACAAGCTCAAAGCCAATGTGGTTAGCGGATGAGTTTGCACCACTATTAATAATACTAGTGTCAACTTCCGAAAGACCAACGAAGACTTCCATAATCCCTGTGCTGATGTCAGTCACTTTGATACGTGCTTCAAAGTATACATTTGCATCTGCATTAGGAACAAAGGAAGCTGCTCCAGTAGCTCCACCATATTGGATTTGAATACCTTGGCCCGTAGTACCGGAAGCACTATCAAGCTCAAGCACACCACCTTTAGCGTCAGCCAAAGTTGCAGTACCAGCAGTTGCCGCTGTAGAAATCCATGGCGATTCATCGTTGAACGACAAAAAATCGTCAATAATCCCAAACCCTTCACTAAGACCATTGTTGTTGATCTCAGTGATAGGAGCTTGGCTAAAAATGTTAGGCGAAAGCCCTCGGCGTACCGAACCAACTTTAGCCTGTCGTTTTGTATAAAGGTCTCCCATTTGGGTTACCTCCTTTCAACTAAAATTACGCTTTGTTCAATACGAAGAGCTTACGACGGTTGTAACATACGAAGTTACCCCAGGTATCCATATGAACTTCACGAACGGTGTGCTGACGCGCTGCCTGCTGTGGAGCATGGCGAAGCATCTTACGACCCTTGCGGAAGAAGAACTTGAATACTCGGAGGTTTACTCCGTAGAACGGATCACTGGTGTCATTTTCCTGGAGGTATGGAACCCATACAACAGGATTACCTTTGATGACAACTGAACCAGCATACTTGCTGAGATCGGCACCAAGGTTGTCATTACGACTTTCCAACAGTTTCTCTAGGTCAGCTAGAGTGTTGTAAGTAGTAAAGAACATCCAGTCTGAATCTCCCTTGCCACCAGCAAGTTCTGCGAACTGCTTAGGAGCTTGGAAGTAAGTAAACTCACAAGCTTTTCGGATCTTAGCAATAAGATCGTCGCGGCTTGCTGTCGTATACTGACCAGCCCAGTTTTTCCAGTTAGCTACATCAGCGACTTTAATACCGCCAGCACCATTGCTGAATCCACTTGGATCACCACCAACAAAACCACCTGAGCCAGTGCCCTTCTGAATCCAGAAAGGAATACCGGATGGTCGTCGGGGTGATTGGGTGTCAGATGAAGGAGCACTCCAAAGTGCTTCTTCCATTAACTCAAACCAATCGTTGTACATGGAGTGCTCACGCACTTCAACTTCACGGATGATCGTTTCACGATCCGATTGGAAAACATCCTCATCTACGTCATAGCTGAAGTTGACCGTACTCTTAGTCCACTGCTGTTTAGCTTCGGTGGTAAGGTCTTTCACGCTAGTAACATCGACTGAGTAAAGTTCGCTAAATTTAGCTGTTCCAGTGTTTGTAGTCTGGACCTTCCAATTTAGCTGAACACCACCCTTTTCAGGGTCTGCGGCTTTGCCGGATAAGAACTTGGAAGCAAAAATGTGGTGTTGCAAATCTAAAGAAAGGTCAACCCACTTTCGCTTTTTGAAGTTGTCCAAGGTCAAATTGACAAAGTCGTCTAATTGATCTGGTAGCAATGGCATAATTGCTCACTCCTAAAATATGCGCATTATATGTCTCCGTTCTCTCGGAGATAACCATCAAAGGCCTCCTTGAGAACAGGGTCATTAACCGGATCTTCGGAAATCGGAGCGATTGGCTTGGAGGTGGTTGCTCCACCTCCTAGTCTTCGCTTCGCTTGCTTACGAAGCCGATCATTTGTTCTGCGCTTGTTTAACGAATCTATTTCATTGCCATATAAGGCACGGTAAGCCTGCTCTACCAACTGCTTATAAGCAGGCGGGTTTTGGCCCATCTGCTGATATCCGGTTGCGAGAACAGTCATTTGATCAAATAGCCGAGCCATATTTTGACCCTCTGAACTATTTGCATCAATCTCCTGGAATGGCTTGTCACCAAACAAGGATTTGTGTTTAAGGCTTGCGACAGCATCGTTGAACTGATCAAGCTGACCTTGAGCCATCTGTTGAGATTGCTCACGGTATGCCTGGTCAACGAATTGTTGCTGGTAGGATATTTGATTCTGTAAGGTTCCAAGTTGGTTATTGAAATTGTTAACAATGTTACCTGCTAACGAATTAATAGCGTCACGAAGACCTTCATCATAATCATCACCTAATCCAACCTTAAATTGGTCAACAATCTGCTGCTGCGTCTGCTGAGCGTTTTGTTGACCGGAGTACTGTTGAGCATTGTAGATCTGTTGTTCCGCTAAGATAAACTGATCTATAACATTCCTCAGTGCACCTTCGCCGCTAAAGTCGTTCGGATTTAATCCGTAGTACTGAGCAGCTTGACGTACTTCGTCAGAAATAGTGGGTTCGGGAGTGGATACTTCAACACTCTCGTTATCTATATCTTGACTTGTTTCTTCTTCTGTTTCAATGGAAATATCATCAATATCCCCATTGTCTTCAATTTCTGTTTCTCCCGATCTTTCTTCATTGATTTCATCAATTACTGCCAAATCGGATTCTGACAATTCAACTGGTTCGCTTTCTTGTTCTTCGCTCATAATTCTTCCTTAATCGCTATAACCACCATCACGGTCCCTGAGACCACGATGCTTTAGGTACTTTGCTCGTTCCCTTCGGGAACTAAATACAGCTGTACCATCTTTCTTAAAATCAACGCCAGTAAATCCATGGGATTTTGCATCTTCCCTGAATTCATTGACTTGGTTGCTGTGAACAGCCGCAGCAACACTACTTAACCCTGTAGACCAGGCATTTGTACCTAGTTTACGGGATACTCTGGTAACATTTTCTTTTCCGTATTCAGGAGTTGGTTCGTCATGCCAAGCAAGTTCACCCTTTTTATTCCTGTAGTAATACTTCTTCCTTCTCATTTACAATCTCCACTCTATTTGTAGTCTCAATCCAGCAATGTGCTCCGCATGATAAAGGTTTGTTTACGCTGTACAGCACTTTTGCAACGACATTATCATCGCCATCTATGATCAAAGCCTGGTGTGCATAACGATTGTCTTTATAAGTCTTTACGGTTAAAACAGGCTCATTCTCACCGTTTTTACGGTTTGACTTAATTTTATGCTGATTAACATGTATTATCGTCTTCATTATCCCGCAGGAGTCCTTCCCATTTGGGCCATTTGCTGCTGATTAGGCTGACCGCCTTGCAGTATCTGCTGCATTACATGGCTTCTAGAATCCTTAGTTCCACCAGTCGGAACTGATCTTCGGATGTTTTCTTTAACCACTTTTTGTGGTTGAGGTGGTTCAGCTGGACTAGGAGTAGTCCTGTTAGACTTAGGTTCAGCAAACGTAATGACTTCTTTAAGCCTTGGTATGTCTAACAATTCAGAGTACAAGAAACAAAGTTCCTGGAAATCTATTTGCCCACCAGCTTCCATCATGTTCTGCTGCATTGGCATAGCTATTTGAGTCACAAATTGAGTGATGTTATTCAATTTTTCAGATGGTGACTTGTACATCATTGAGTAAGGCTCAACTTCAAAATTGTATTGAAGGAAATCACCCTCTCTCAATTCTGGAGTCCATCTGCTAGTAAAGTCTCTTCCTGCTACCTGGTAGCTTGTATCAACCTCTGTAGCTTCATCTGTCCACAAAAGCCATCCAAGATCTTTACATATGTTCGCAGTAAAGTCTACGACACGGTACTGCATATTAGCTTCACGCTTAGATACAGCACCATGAATAAGTTTGTCCTGGGTAGCTGTGTCTGACTGTGGTCCCAGGCCAGCCATCATCTGGAGGTTACCAGCCATACGGTCGAATTGTTCTTGCATCGCCATGCTGAATGCCTGGTTCTGCTGGTCTACACCGCCCATTTTCAACACATTGACGGACTCGGGGTTGGAAACCCGAGTCCATTCACCATCACCAGCACGTTGCAATCTTTGTGCGTCTTCATGTGCACCATCCTGGTAAAACGGGATATCCTTCTGCCTTTGAGCCTGACGCTTTTGTTTCCGAAGGAGGCCATTGATAATGTCATTCAAAGGCTTCAGATTCATCGCAGGAGACACACCCATAATCTGATCTGGGACTTCTGCACACAATGTAAGAATGTGGAACGGACCATTCTCAGGTCCGTCCCACTCAACAACTCTTAGGGGAGGAGAGTGTTTTCCGACAGGGAATGTAGCGACAAGACCTTCATATGGCAGCCACACATCCATTAATTCAATTTGTTCTTCATAAGGATCTGGTTTAGATTCTCCGGTAAAAGAATCTCTTAACGGTTTATCAGGTTGGTGATCCATCATGCCCGATTCATTGGAATAAGGCTGCATATTCTTTACAACATCTTGATCAAAAGAAGCATCCTGCAACGCTTTGTACTTAGGCATCTTGTACTTATTTAAGGCGTAACGGATCTTGTTCCAGCTAGTAGCTTCAATGTCATAAACAAAATCATCAAAACTGATATTCTCAGCGTAAGGCTTTCCTGGATCTACCCATTCATCTTCGCCTTCTAGCTTAACTAATCCAGATTCTGCCGTATAAACTTTTACGACCCCCATTCCAAAGAATGCTTCCAGAACAGCCTTGCGGAGCGTTTCTTCAAGATGGATCTCTTCGATCAAGTTATTTATGCTTCTCTGGAAGTGGTGAGAAAACCAGGATAACTCAGGATATTTGCTGGTAACCAAAACTCTCGGACGGTTAGCTGCCAAAGACATTGTGTAAGTCTCAGCCGTCTGATACATCAAGTTCATGATGATCTCTGAATTAGGTTCATCACCACCCTGGTTGTAATATGTACCTACATAGTCTTTGACTAACCGCTTCCTAAGATCACGGAATGGTCTTAAATTTCTAGTAGAGTATTCAATACATTTCAAGAGCTTCGCTCTTTCGTCTTTGTTGTATACGTCCATCAATCCCATCCAGTGTTAACGAATTGTTTTCTTTTCTTTTCACTCTCAAGCCATCTCCAGGCCATACTCCCATGAGGAGCATCGTCACGTATTTCATCAGCGACAGGGTCCTTCCGAGGCGGTCTTTCCAAAACTGCATGCCAGGCAATCGCAGCTGCAATCACACGGTCACCATGGGACTGACCTTTTGAAGAATCGTCTTGTGTCTTTACGCTTCGTGAGTGAACAACCTTACCATCTTTGTAAACATACTGCCGACACTCCTCTAAGAGCTTATCTGACCGTATAAGATACTGTTTTGATTGTACCGCACTACTCATTTTGGATAAAACAGCAAGTTTGTTTTTATCGTTGCTGAACCATCCTGGATTCTTAGTTTTCTTCTTAAACGACCTTCCTTCAGCTTCCCTAAAGTATATGTTCGGATAGAACCTATCTAGCACTTGTCTTCCAAATGCTCCACCAGGAGGTCCGTTCATTTCCCAAATTAAATACGCATCTCCGAACCATTTACACGCTGAAATTACTAAATCGGCAAACGCTTCAGGTCTCATTGTGTTCGTTGCAAATTCAGCCACCTGTTCATTCGTGACTCTATCCAAGACAACGCACACGCTATTAGAGCTATAAGAACCTCCAAGCCCGGCAGCAATATCGCAACCGACAACGTACTGACCATTAGAAAGTGGTTTACCGTGTACATCTCGGTGGCACCAGAGTTTCCACGGACCGTCTTCTGTGACGTTGAATTCAGGATCAAGAGTATCTTCGTCGTAATGTAAAATCCCATTACAATAAGGGCTAATAACACTCTCTCTTCCAATCTCATACAAATCCTTTCCAAAAATTTGGTATTCTGAACCACCGTAATCTCGGTCAAGTTCTTGTGCAATTGACTGTGGAGTAGCCCCTGGTCTCATGCATTCCTGGTCGTAATACGGACTTCTTATCTTTCCGTCCTTAACAAACTGATAGTCTTCTGGAAATTCATATTCATCATCCAGTATGTTTACTTCACCAGCATCACTAGAGTAAAGACCTTGCTTTCTGACTGGATGTTCTTTCCAATCCATGATTACTTTAACCATGTTGGAGTCCTGGTGCATTACATCGTAATAAGCCCCACTCGCCCCCTTCGGAGTTGAAACAAACATCCGACAGTCCGTAGCGTGCTGGGTTGCTGCCAACGCTTTATAATCGTCCCCGTTGGGGAAAGCAGCATATTCGTCAATTGCAATGCATTTCTTACGACCACCACGGAAAGCATCTTCAGTAGTTGAAGCACCCTCAAACGTGGACCCGTTACTTCTGTTCTCCATTAGCATGGCTGTCCGGTAAACATTAGGCCGCATCCATGGGGGCAAGCCCCCCTTGCCCCCATCCCCAGTGAGAAGGAAGTCTAGTTTCCACATTAACGTGTCTTTCTTACCAGGCTTATCTACCAGATCAGCAGTACGAGACATAATCCCGAAACTACTGAAATCGTAAAACATCCATTGATAAAACAGCAATGTAAGAAACATCCAGGTTGCACCGAGGTCACGAGACTTCTCAATACCTATGTCCCTGTCTCCCAGGACATCATTCATCGTAGTGAAGTCTCTGTCCTGGTATTCATAGGTCAGAAATGGAATTACGTTAGAGCTCGTACCACGAAGGCGAGAAGATCTGGGCTCGTACAGCCAGCAGAAAACATTAATGAAAAACAATATGTCTTCACGACAAGCTGTGAATAACACCCTCTGCCTCTCAACAGTATCTGCCCATTTGAGAAGATCACGCCGGTATTCAAGGTTCTCTTTAAGCGTTTTAGGAACCTGGTCGTATAAACTCATAATCTTCCTTTATCAGATGTTAGCCAACATTTGTTCGATTTGCTCAATCGTGTGATTGGTAGCTTTCATCGTTTTGTCTTCGTCTTTCCCGCTGTTGATCTTCATTTGCTCACGGATAACAAGCTCCATAAACTTAGTCTGGTTTCCAACGGCCCATACAATCATGCTCCACGCTCCAGGCGTGGGAGCATTGTCAGGAACAATAAGCCACTCATCCAGCTCGCCTTTACATTTATGTAAATTATGAAAGACCCAGGCAATGTCTTCCGGCAGGTCAGATTCCTGAATGTCATAATCACCAAGCTGATCAAGGAGATCTAGCTGTTCCCGCTGTAATTTAGCAGGAGCTCTCTCTTCCTCCAGTCTTTGTTTCTCTTGCTCCTTTTCCTCCTTCTCCAGCTGTTGTTCCTGTATCTGTAGCCAATCGGCCTGTATTTCCCTCTCCTTGTCCGGTCCTTCATACCCCATTTCCTTGCAAGCTTCAAAGGAGGCAGTCTTCTGAGGTTTACCCTCATCCAGGAGTCTCTGATAGACTTCCCTGTAAAGATGATATTTCTGCTCCCTTTTCATCCTGTCAATAAACAGAGCCCACCCTGGTCTTCGTCGCTTCTTTTTAGCCATGCGTTTTTATTGTCCTATGTTCTGCGATTGCATTGGTATGAGTAAACGTAAGTCCAATTATTTCAGCATCCATTTCGTCGGAGGTTAAGTTTATGGACCATTGTCCGTTTCCCTCATGGGTTGCTGAGTTAGTGGTACTACCCTGAGTTCCTCCGTCTTTAGTAATCTTTGAAGTAACAGCTCCTGACGTTATTGCCGCACCTGTCGTTTTGTTTATCAAAATAAAGGTGTAGCCTGTAAGGGCTACGCCCTGCCGGAACAGCTCTTCTGTGGTTATATCCCCTACAATCTGGTTGGATTGTACAAAGTAATGAACCGTTGAAGGAGCAACACCCATTCCTCGTGTAACAATAAATTCAATACTGTTCGTACCAATAAATCCAGGACCAATTAAATCTTTAATTGCCATTTTGACCCCTTGCAGTATTGACGAATATCATTAAAATGTTCATATACGGAACGCCTCATGTAGATAATTACCCGACTGCGAGCCCCCCTACGGGGCTCGCTTTAATTATGGAGATGACGCTCTCTTACGTTCTGTCGGACTTGTTGCATCATCTAAAGTAAACTTCATCTTTACAGTACTGCCATCTAATCCGTAGCAATTAAGATCTGTTCCCGAAACAGTAAACTGGCTACATGCTGAATAGATCATATACAGAAGCTGCGCTGGCGTAGCTGCCGCATTATCATTAGCGTAAGATTCCGTTAAAGTAGCTCCCCAGTGAGCTGTAAGAGCGTCAGCGCACTCACTCTGAACCTCTGCATCCCAACTGCTATTCCACGGTATAGCAGTATATCCAGACCCCGTATAATCACGCTGTGCTTGCAAGCTATCAGTAGTATTTACATAATCATCCCAATCAGCAGTAGATTCCTTACTGACCAGCTTAGCGACAATAGAATTGTCTGTTACATCTGAACCAGCTACAGAAGCCGATAACAGGTGATCTAAGCCATAAGTCTCTATAGATGCATCACAAGCAGCGTTTATCTGGTCGGTCGCATCAGAACCTTCGATACTAGCCACATCAACCCTAGCATTAGCGTCAAAAGCACTAGCACTGGCAGCAAACATGGCATCATAAATGTCCTCTTCCAGCACGTAGCAATACTTGAAAACAGGCAAAGCACCTGATTTATGAACAGCTATTAAAAGCTCACCCACCGTGGCTGTATCAGTAGAATCAAGCGTTATCTGGTAAAAACCCAACTCGTCATGGGTTGCACCACCGCTGTTCTTGGCAACTATGTTGCCACCTGCCTTACCAAGCCGTATATCTGACACGCCAATACTAAGACCTGTTTCTGCCGTTTTACCGTCATCTTCATCTAGAAATGGCCCGATAAGTACGTATTGAGTATTTGTTGATTGCTTCAAAAACATCTTAATTCCTCATTTGTCTGTATGTGTTCATTGATATTGCAGCTATTGGTGTCGTTGAAGTTGCGTCACCAGCTTCAAGATAGGCCTGATAGATGTAGCAGGTTGCATAAGGTGTTTGATCATAGCAACCAAACCTAAGTCTCAAGTCTGTCCAATCTGTTATATTACCAGCTTCAGTGGAGGATAGGGCTGTATCTATATTTGTTGTACTTCCGTTTGTCCCTGTACTAAATGACTTGATTAGCGTTGTTCCATCGTATAACTTGACGGAGCAATTCACGGAATTTTGTACACGGACCCGGATGGATACAGTAGACAAATCAGAAGGCTCATCTATATCAGATAACCTAGCTCTATACCAATCCTGACCAGCGTCCGAGCCGTCCGACTTATACCAAGCGTAGTCACTGTCGTCTGCCGTTGCTTCGTCTATCTTTGTGTATAGATCATCGGTAGAAGTGCTAGCCCACCATCCCCATCGTTGGCCGTAATATGTATACTGTGAAACTGCTAAATCAGAATCCGGTCTTGCGTACTGTGTCACTTAACCCTCCAGTTTGTTAAGCAGGAATGTAGTAGTAGTTGTACTCATTCGCCTTCCTCTAAATCAGTCAAACCCTGGAAAGATGCTAGGTATTGAGCGGAACAGTGCTTACACACAACTATTGCAGGGTAAAGAACGTAATCAC